GGAGCAGCGACCAGGTTTCGATCGGTTGGCGCGCGGCATCCTTGGCCGTGGTCACCGTTTCGATGCGGATGCGATCGTTACGCTTGCCCGCGGCACCCATCAGGCAAAGCCTTGTATCGTGTAGGGACGCAGCAAACGATCAATCGCCGGGTTTGGGGCCGCCATGCTGGCCGCGATTTCTGCCTCGCGGTTTTTCACCGCACTGGCGATCAGCATCAAAGCGGCCAGCCGAATGGAGGCCGGCACCGCCGCCGCAGCGCCATATCCGGCGGTGAATTGCACGGTGACGGCGTTTTCCTGTACCTTCGTGGCGGGCCAGGACGCGCCAGGGTCAGGCCGAATAAAGCCAATACCGTTGCGAAAATAAGTCTGGAAGCTGGCCACGGTCTGATTTGCCCCCGCCGGATCCACATAACTGACCGAATTGACCACCTGCAATGGCGGCAGGGGCAAGCGCAGGGCGTTGACCGGAAAGGCATCCAGTTTCAGCTCCCACACCTGCGTCACCAAGGCCCGGCCAAGCACCCCATCCACACCGTCCAGATAAGCGCCAGCCGCCGAAATGTACGTCTGGATCAGGGCATCCTCGGCCACCCCATCATCGCGCACCTGGGCCTTGGCCTCGGTCAGCGTGATGATATCGGATGCGGGGGCGGTGGTCAGGGTCAGGGACATGGTCAGCGAGTTTCCCGTGGTTTCCGTGTGGTCGTTTCGCGGTGTTCCTTTACCGCCACGGCGACACCGGCCGCAATCGCGCGGATGGCATCATCAGCCGAACACTCAACCGTTTCGCCCGCCGCGTGGCCACGCCAGGCACCGATCAGTTTTATTTTCGCCATGATCAGACCTCCAACGCGCCCTGCCCGCCGTCTTCATCGGACGGGGCGGTCAGGTCTTCAATCTGGGCGGTCAGCTCGGCAATGCGGCCAGCCTGTTCCTTGATGGTGGCATTGGCCGCATCCAGCGCAGTGGTGGTCTTTTCGGCCTCGTCATCCAGTGACGATACCCGGTCGTGCAGTTCAGCAATGGCGGCGGCCTGTGCCGTGATGGTTTCAGTGGCCCCGGCAAGGGCCGTTTTCATATCCGCACATTCGGCCTTGATTTTGGCGGCGGTCGGCAGGCTCTCGGCAAAGCCGCATTTGATCCATTCTTTTGCCTGCTTTTCCGTGACTTCGGGCGTTTGGTTGGTGTGGTGGTTGAACCGCTCGCCGGAAATGGAGGTCAGCATCCGCACGCGCGTCATTTTCGGGGCGCGCGTTTTTTTGGCCGGAGCCTTCTTTTTGGCGGCCGCCGGGGTTTTCTTTGCTTTTGCCATAATATGATCACCCGCCACGCAGAACCTGCGCAGCGGGTGCCTTTCCAGTTAAGGGGTGGTGCCGTTAAACGGCGGCAAGGGCCATGTGTTTGACGGCGGCGGTGTCGGCCAGCAACCCGTCGAAACGGACAAGGCCTGCAACGCCCAAGTCTGGCATGAACTTCTCGCGGGCAACCATAACGGCAGGATCGCCTACCTTGCGGACGTAGTATTTGGAAAAATCACCAAACACCATGACCTTGTTGTTAACACCAAGCCCCGCCATGGAATTATTGACGGTATACGCATATCCGTTCAATGTGTCGGGAGTGCCTGTCTGAACATTTCCCTTTTGCCAAAGGTAATTGCCCTGTCCATCTTTCAGCTTGCGCACCAGTTTCAAAATAGGCTTGCTTAGCATATATCGAACCCTTGGGCTTGCGAGATAGGCATCATCAATCGACATTTCAAGATCAATAATATCATCCCAGGTAATGGCCGTGGCAGAGGCGGTAACAAGCCCTTGCGACGATCCGGTGACGATACCTTGCGGCTCTGTACCGGCCGCCCCGATGGTCAGCTTCTCGTTTGAAATACGTCCGATCCGCTCGCCCAGCAAATCTCCAAGCAATGTTTCAAAGGCGAAGAGGCTGTCTTGCGCCAGCTCGAAAGAGAACTTCACAAATTCAGTATCGTAGACGTAGGCAAGCAGCGTTTTCTTGCCAATGACAATATCTTTTGTGCCGGTGTCGGCAAAGGTGGTGCCTTCCGTATGAAGCGCCGCGGTGCCGGTGGTATCATCAACCGTAGGCATAGGGATCGGGGCGCCAGACGCGGTTTTCAGCTCGGTGGTGATGCCTGGATCATACATCGGGCCAAAGGCCTTCAATGATTTTATGATTTTGGCTTGCAGCTCGGTCGGGACGGTAAAACCGCCTGCGGCACCCGTTAGCGTGGTTTGGGTACGCACTTCTGCGCTGACTTCGCCTCGGCGCAAAACGTCGCGCGATTCCGTGTCCATTTCTGACATCTGGCCACCAGCGCGGAAATAATCGCGGAAAGCCTCGCGATAAGTAATGCCGTCTTCATTGCCACTGGCGCGGGCCTCGGTGTTTTCACCGTTGGGGCGGCGGGCGGCCGCGGCAGCCGCATCGCGTTCGGCGGCGCGGGATTCGGCCTCGGCCAATTTTTCCTCGCGCTGGATCACGTCATCGATCCGGTCGTGCTCGGCCATGATCTTGTCGTATTGGGTGCCAAGTTCGGCCGCGCGGGCCTCGTCTGCGCCGGATACTTCGTCCAGCTTGGTGCGGGCTTCGGTAACAAGCCGTGCTTGCTTCTCCCGCAGTTCTTTTAGTTTTGCCATGATAGGCTCCATCTAAGGGATCGGGCGTCATCACGACGGCCAGTCCAGCCTTGCCCAAGGGCGGGATATGGGCGGAAGGTGCTCAAGTAGGCCAAAGGCCGGTAGCACGCTAAAAGGTGCTCAAATAGCCGTTAGGCGATAGCACACCAAAGGTTTGCGGGAAGCCGCTACCTTATTCTTCGGGTTCTCAGGTCCATGTCCATGCGCATGCGCGCGGCAATGGCCGCCACACCGGCGGATGTGGATTGTGATTTTTTGAGTATTTCGCCCGCCTGCTGAAATGCGCGGACGCTGATTTGCGTTTCGGCGTAGGCCGGGAAGGTGACCGGGGAAACATCAAACAATTCGACCTGTTCCAGCGTGCGCAGCGGCGGATCCTGTGTATCGTCCCAGGTCTCTTTTAGCGCGCGAAAGCCGAACGACATCTGGTTGATGTCGCCGCGGCGCATACTGATCAACAAATCATTGGCATAGCTGGTGTCTGGCGGGTCGATTTCAACCTGCAAGCCGCGATCATCCTCGGCCAGGCGCAGGGTGCCGGCGCGATTGCGGCCAAGAATAAGCGATGAATTGTGGTCGATCAGGGCACGCACATCATCATTGCGGATGGCCGCGGTAAAAGCCCCCGGCGCGATCTGTTCACGGAAAAAACCGCCGATATCGGTGGGGGTGTTGAACACCGCCGCCGTACCAACCAGCACGCCAGATTTGCCATCGGCGGGTGGATCCATGCGGATTTCGCCGATAATGCGCCGCTCGACGCCATCATCATCTTTTCGGATTTCAATATTTTTATGCATTTTTTGGTCCTGCCTTTGCTGGTTGGGTGATCTGAACAGTCAGCGGCACCGTGGCCCCTTGCAGGAACAGCTCGTCACCACCGGGAAGGGGTGGCCTGTTGTCCATTTTGCGACCCTCGTTCGGGGTCAAGAGAGCACCCTGAATGGCCTTTACCGTGCCGTCCATGCGGGTTTTGAAGTCACCGCGCAGCAGGCCGTCCACATTCATTTCGACATAAAATTGTTTCTTGTCGAAGCTGGATTGTCGGCCAAACAGTTTCAAATTCAGTTCCTGTTCGAACTGTTCTATCCACCGTTTCAGCGTGTGTTTTACGAACTGAAGATCCTGTTGTTCGGTATTGGAAAACGTGCCGTGGGTCAGGTCTTGCAGAAACACGGGTGGGATGGAGTAAATGCGCGCGATCTGTTCGATGCAAAAACGCTGCATGTCGACCAATTGCATTTGTTCGGGGTTGAAGCCAAGCGGACTGAGGGTCGCGCCGGCAGGCATGGTGAGCACGGAGCCAGCCTTTTTGTTGACTTCCTCGATAGCTTCGGCAACGTCTGCCGCCGCATTCTTTACAGACTGTGGCCCGCCAAAATCGCTTTGTAGGGCCATGGTGGGCAGAGCGCCTTTGGCAAAGGCCTTGCTGGCATAGTTTGAGGCGGCAATGGCCAGGCCAATGGCGTCTTTGTTTCGCAGCAATGGCGAAATAGAGGTGGCCATATCCTGTTCCAGCATGAACGGAATGTCGATGATCTCCTTCGCATGGTAAACGTTGGTCTTTCGACCCTCTTTGTAGTGATAGGTTTGCACACCGTTTTGGCGCTTGATTTTGACCTTGCGCGGGTCCAGCGACCAGATATTGGTGATCAGGCCAGCGGCGTTTCTCTCGATATAGCTGAGGCCGCGGCCATGGGTGAAGACGCCTTCGAACAGGTGTTTGCGCCACTGGAAGGATGAACAGCCGGGATTTGGCACATCGTGCAGGATATCAAACAGGCTGTTTTTGACCTTGTTGCGCCCCTTGGCGCTTTTCTCGTAAATCTGCAAAGGCAGGCCAGCCATGGTACCCGCCAGGAAGTTTACCGCCGACCAGACCGCCGGTACGCCCAGCGCGGATGTGGGGGTGACGTCTACGTCCGCAGCGGATTTGCCACCGCCAAGGCCCAGCCAGTCCATGATGGAGGCACTGGAAATGGGCATGGTGGGGTTTTCCAGCGTGTTGCGATTTTCGCGGCGAAGGCTGATGCGAAATTCCATTATGCTACCGCCATTTTGAAATCAGGGTCATCCCACGGACAGGCCGGGGTGCGCGTTTGTTCGCCCGCCAGATACACCGCCAGAGCGTTGCAGGAGGCGGCCACGTCGTCGATCTTTTCCAAGCTGCGCTCCTTGTCTGGCTTGATATTGCCCGCCGGGTCCGAGCGGACCACGGTGTTTGAAATGCACCAGCGGGAAATCGGGTGGCCGCCGTGCAGTATTTTGTGGCCCACCACGATGCGTTCCAGCTCGGCCGTGGGGGCGGCCATGGAGATGAACCCCTGGCCCACCTGGATCAGCGGCACGCCCTCGGCCATCAGATTGTTGACCAGCTCGCCCGCAAAGGTGCGGTCGATGCCCAGGGCCATGATGTTGTATTTGGCAAAGTCATCCAGAATTGCCTTTTCGATAAAGGCAAAGTCGGTGATGTTGCCGGGGGTCGGTTCGATAAATCCTTGTTTTTCCCACACGTCGTATGGCGCGCGCAGCGCCTTTGAGCGCTTGATAATGTCATCACGCGGGCACCAGAACCGCGATAGCTTGACCCAGCAATCGGGCGAGACCGGATTGCCCGGCGGGAACCAGTGCGTCAGCGCCGACAAATCGGACACCCGCGCCAGGTCCAGCCCGGAATAACAGGTTGCGCCTTCCAGTTTTTTCAACAGTGCCGGGGTGAACTTGACCCTGTCGCCTGCGTCCCAATCCTCGGTCCGAAGCCAGCGCGATGCGGCGTCGGTCCAGATATTCAGATGCAGGCGCTTGAACACGTTTTCTTGCGCCGGTACGGCCTGGGCGGCGGCGCATTGTTCGGCCAGATATTCCTCGCTGACCGAAATGCCCATGTTTGGGTTGGCCTTGCGCCAGGTCTCTGGCAGCGTCCAGTCGTCCTCCAGGTCAGCGGCGAAGATCACCGGCAGAAATGAGTGCAAATCCAATATGCCGTCGCGGACCTTGATGGCCGTATCGTGCAATTCCCAGCAAATCGAATTGCGATCATAGCCCGCGGTGGTGATGTAAATCTGCAAGGGTTGCTTGCGCGCACCCACCGCCGTTTGCATCACGTCGTATTGTTCACGGTCGGTCCAGACATGGACCTCGTCGCCAATCACGCCGGACGGGTTGAGGCCGTGTTTGGTGGCCGCCTTGCCGGTCAGCGGTTTAAAACTACTCCCTGTTTCTGGCACATAAAGCGCCGTTTTGAACACCTCGACATCGCCGGTCGGGGCGTGAAGCTCCGGGTTGGCCTGCACCATGCGGGTGGCTTCGTCAAAAACCAGCCGCGCTTGCTCTGCATTGCCGGCGATAGAGAAAACCTGCGCCGCCGGCTCGCCATCCGCGATGGTCAGATACGCCGCAATGGCCGCGCAAAATGTGGTCTTGCCGTTCTTTCTGGCCACCTCGATATAAACGATGCGGTATCGGCGGGTGCCATCTGGGCGCTTATTGCCAAAAATCTGGCGGACCGTTTGCGCTTCCCAGGGCGAAAGAATGAAAGGCCGTCCTGCAAGCGTGCCGACCGTGTGTTTGCAATAATGCTCGATCCAGCGGACCGCACGGTCGGCCGCAAATACATCGAACCAGAAGCCCTCATCTTCTGGCTTAGTTGAAGGTGATGGCAGAGCCGCCCGCAGGCTTTTCTTGGTCATCAGACTTTGGTTTGAACAATCCGCCCGCCGGGGGCTGTGTCACTTGACCCGATTGAATCTTTTGCCGCGCGGCGGGGGTAATGCCGAACTCGGTCGCGTATTGCATGATGATCCGCATGGACCTTTCCTTGATCGCACACGCCGGGTGCAGGCGGATGTACTCGCCGTGGTTTGACTTCACCTTGTAAAATTGGCCATCGCGCTGAAGGCGCTTTACGGCGATGCGGAAATCTGCGACCGCCTGGCAGAAGACGCCAAACACGACCGTGTCTGTCTGGCGTAAAAAACGGGCGTCCACCATCGGCTGGACCAGTTCATTCCAGACCTTTGCCGCGGGCGCTGACAGCTCTTGCGGCGGCGTGATCCCAGCGACAGGAATAACGCTGACCGGCGTGACCACGTTCTTGCGCTGACCGGGATTGCCCTTCGCGGCCTTCACCTCAGCAGGTTGTGACTTTCTGCCCTTAGCCATCAAATCTTCCTAAAAAAAATATTCACCAATTTCGCAGACGGTTTTTTTTGACTTATGGCACCGGTTTAGCGGAGAGCGGCTCAGAGATCCGACCTACCCCCCCATTGCCTCACGCCCTG